GACGAATGGAAAGTCACAGGATTTGCGACAACCTATAATCAACCTTATCACCTGTATTCATACAGAGACGACAAGGGATATTTAATCGAAGTCACGGAACAGGTTGACAGAGATGCGTTCAACAACACAGATATGTCTGACGTGATTATGCAGTACAACCACGAGGGCAGAGTATTCGCAAGAATGTCAAACGACACCCTCAAACTGAACAAGGATGACGACAGAGGTCTGTTCATTGAGGCATATCTCGGTGGGACAGAAATTGGCCGTCAATTATACGAAGAAATCAAAGGTGGATATACGCAGAAAATGTCCTTTGGTTTTACAGTCGGCAGTGACCGACTTGAAAAGACACAGTCAACTCAAGATGGAGAGATTTGGTTGCGTACAATCACCGACATCAAGAAGGTGTTTGACGTTTCTGCGGTCTCTTTACCTCGGAATGATTATACAAGTATTTCACGGAGAACATACGCAGACGGAGTGATTGCAGATGTTGAGACGGAGAGATCGATTCGTGAAGAACGTGAAAACAGGAAGAAGGCACTTGAGGAAAGGATAAAGAAACTCTTGGAAAGGAGTGAAGAAAAATGACATTTGACGAGATTGAAACTCGCACAAAGGAAATCGAAGAACTCCTGAAATCTGATGATGCCGACATTGATGCGTTAGAGACCGAAATCAAGGAATTAGAAGAACGCAAGGCACTGATGATGGCGGAGATCGAAGAAAGAAAGAAACAGGTCGAGGAAGTCCTCGAAGTAAAAGACACAGTCGAATCATTCGAGAAAGAAGAGGTTAGAAAAACAATGGAAATTATGGAATTAAGAAACACAAAAGAATACATTGATGCCTATGCCGAATATATCAAGGGCAACGATAAGGAAATCCGTGCCCTCTTAACTGAAAACGCATCTGGCACAGTGGCCGTTCCTGAATTAGTATATGACATTGCCAAGAATGCGTGGGAACGTGAAGGCATTATGGCCAGAGTCCGCAAGGCATATATTCGTGGAAACCTGAAAGTCGGATTTGAAATCTCATCAACAGGCGCAGTCGTACACACCGAAGGCGCAGATGCAATCGCAGAAGAAACACTCGTTCTGGGAACTGTAAACCTGATTCCTGAAAGTATAAAGAAGTGGATCTCAATATCAGATGAGGCCTATGATTTAAGAGGCGAAGATTTCTTACGTTACATCTACGATGAACTGACATATCAGATTGCAAAGAAGTGCGCAGATGAAATGATTGCAAAGATTAAGGCCTGTGGAACAGTATCAACAACCACTTGTCCATCTGTTCAGGTTCTTGCAGACAACCCTGCAATCGACACAGTCGCACAGGCACTTGCACTGTTAAGTGATCAGGCACAGAACCCTGTTGTCATTATGAACAAGGCAACTTGGGGTGCATTTAAGACTGCTCGGTACAGTGCATCATATTCTGTTGACCCATTCGAGGGTCTGCCTGTATTATTCAACAACAGTCTGACCGCACGGGCAGTCGCAACCACAGGTGTCACTTATGCAATCGTTGGTGACCTTGGTGAAGGCGCACTTGCAAACTTCCCGAATGGTGAGGAAATCACCCTGAAATTTGATGACCTGTCACTTGCACAGAAAGATATGATCAAGATTACAGGCCGTCAGTATGTTGCATTAGGTGTTATCGCACCTGATCATTTCGTTAAGATTAACAAAGAATAATTGAGGTTAAAGGAGAATAGGATGAAAACTCTCATTGCAGTCCCTTGTATGGATTCGGTTCCGTCACAATTCGCACAGTCACTCGCAATGTTACAGAAAGTCGGGGAGTGTGCAATTTCATTCCAAATTGGTTCGTTGATATATACGAGTCGCAACGAATTGGCAAAGAAGTCTGTCGAAATGGGTGCAGACTATGTGTTCTGGTTAGACTCGGATATGGTATTCAAACCTGATGTCTTGATTAAAATGTTCAAGACATTGGAAGAAAACGACCTCGACATTCTAACGGGGTTATATTTCAGGAGAGTGCATCCTTATTCTCCTGTGTTATTTGATAAACTCGAAATTGATGAAAACAACGGGTGTCATTGGACTGATTTCAAGGAAATCCCGAAAGAGGACTTATTTGAAGTCGGTGGATGTGGATTCGGTTGTGTCCTGATGAAAACAGAGGTGTTCTTCTCAGTGATGGCAAAATTCGGCAATATGTTCTCACCACTTGGGAACGTTGGCGAGGACTTGTCATTCTGTTGGAGACGGAGACAGTGCGGTTATAAAGTATGGTGTGACCAGACTATCCCACTCGGTCACATAGGACACACACAGGTCACCCGTGAATTCTACGAGGTTTATCACACAAATATTGATAAAGGTTAAGGTGATTATATGGTATCGTTGAGTGATGTTAAAACCGCATTAAGGGTGACAACCACCGAATTTGACAATGAAATCACGTCATTGATGAACTCGTGTCTTTTGGATTTGCAACTATCTGGAATCGTGATTCCGACTTCTGATGATGCACTGATCAACACGGCAGTCATAACATATGTGAAGGCACGATTCGGCAACCCTGACAATTATGACAAATTAAAAACCTCTTATGATGAACAGAAGGCACAATTGTCAATGGCGACAGGATATACAGTCTGGAGTGTAACGAATGGATAGGTCAAACGTCATCAACCTCATTGCCTATAATCAAACACAGGACACTTTCGGAGTATGGAAAAAGACAATGGATAAGACGAAAGTGTATTGTGATGTCGTTTCGGTATCACAGGCGGAGTGGTACGAGGGTTCTCGCAATGGCCTGAACCCTCAATTCCGTTTTACTGTTTTTAGATACGACTACAACGGAGAACAGGCAATTGAGTACAATGGAAAGACATATTCCATTTACAGAACATATGTCGGAAGAAATGAGACCATTGACCTGTATGCCGAAGAGAAGAAAGGTGTTCCTTTAGAGGACACACCGACACCACAATAATGGCAAGACGTAAGGCACCAATCATTGACCTTGCAAAGGCCGTGAATGAGGTTCTTGAAGAGTACGGGCGAGAGGTTGAGACAACAGTCGCAAAAGTCATCCCTGATGTTGCAGACGACACAGTCGGAAAACTGAACACGTCTCCGACTCCAATCAAGACGGGCGAATATGCGTCAGGATGGACGACCACAAAAGAAACGTCTGCATTTGGAAAGGTGACTGTTCGTGTTTATAACGAAAAGAAACCGACACTCACGCATCTGTTGGAATATGGACACGCAATCAAAAGGGGTGGCCGTACAATCGGAAATGTTCGGGGAATAAAACACATAAAGACTCGGAGTGAATATGCCGAGGATTTACTGATGAAGAAAGTGGAAGGTGAATTGTGATGATAGGTATGACATACAAAGAAATCGCACAAATGATTCGGGGAACAGGATTGCAGTACGCATATTATTCATTCCCGACTGATCAGGCACCACCACTCCCTTATGTTGTGTACTTTTATCCTGACAGAAACGATATGATGGCAGACAATGAGAATTATGTCCGAGTCGAAACATTGATTGTTGAACTATACACCGAAACAAAGGATTTCGACACAGAGGGAACAATTGAGACCGCATTCACAAATAATCACATCACATACGATAAAACCGAAACCTTTATAAATTCTGAAAATATGTATCAGTGCTATTATGAGGCGCAAGTCATCATAGTGCCTGAACCGATAATCTAAACGAAAGAGAGGGCATAAAATGTCAAATAAGGTTAAATATGGACTCTCAAATGTGTTCTACAGTGTAACCACAGAGTCACTGACCACAGGCGGAGATTACACATATTCATATGCAACTCCTGTTCGGATTAAAGGCGCAGTCAACCTGTCCCTCAATCAGAACGGAGATCAGACTGTTTTCCGTGCCGATAATGTTGACTATTTTGTCACATACTCCAATAACGGATATGAAGGAGACCTTGAGGTCGCACTGATTCCTGATTCATTCCTTGAGGATGTTATGGGATTTCAGAAAGACGACAACAATGTTCTGTTTGAATCAACAAAACAGACACCAAAGGCCTTCGCCCTTCTGTTCCAATTTGAAGGAGACCAGAACGCACGCAGACACGTCCTGTATAATTGCAAGGCATCCAGACCTCGGGTTGCATCACAGACAACTGACACAACAATCAGTCCTGTGACCGAGACACTGAGTATCAGGGCAAGTGCAAGATTGAATGATGGTGTTGTCAAGGCATCAACGAAACTTGATGACACATCATCAACACAATACAC